TAAATTTGTTTTTGACAAATCTTTCTTACTAATCTTTTCCAAATATTTATCACTAACAGTTACATCACCTATCTTTGTTCCAGAAGCAATATAAGTTTTCATCATCTTTAATAATGCTTCTCTGGAAATTGGTGCAAGACCTTTAATTAAATTTTTAGACGCACCAGAACTCATTCTTGTCGCACCTAATAATGATAATTCTGCTTTCAAATGCTTTTCAATATCTTTTGATTTTGCTTTAGTTTTTGTTACCTCTTTCAATCGTGGACTTGCTGTTAAATACCATTTTTCAAAATCTGCTTTACCTTTTGCAACTTCTACATTTAGATCATTTTTTGCAGTTGCAAGCATTTTATTTCTTAAAATATCAAATGCTTTCTTAGCACCAGCAACAGTTACGTCTGTATTATTTTTTTCTAAGTGTTGAATAGAAAAATTTAATACACCAGAAGCTTCACCAGATTTTGCACTCATCAATTGAGCACCTGTTCCACTTTCACCAGCCTGTTTTAAAGAAAATCTACTTTTAGAATCACCATATAAATCAGTTTTAGGAGTAGTATCTGAACCAAGTTTATAATAAGTTTTTGATGCACCACTTCCAGAATGTATCATAACTTTACCAGCAGATAAAGTTTTCGCAACTTTTTCACCAATTACTCTTAATGGTTTTGATACCTTTTTCCAATTACTCTCTGAAATTTCAGCAGATGCAACAGGGTCTTTAAATTTCATTTTTTTATTATAGGCAACACAAATAGCCATTTCAACATATGTAGCACCAGATGTATCAGCTTCTGCTAAAAATCTCTTAAACGGTTTCATAGTTTCTCTATATATTTGAAAGTTTACAAAGTGGGCAATCATCCACATCCAGTGATCGGAACGGACATATTCTATAATGGTCAATATTGGAGGCTACCTTAGTAGCAAGAATAGAATCCTCACCAATACCTTTATCTTCTTTTAATGCTTTCTCAGCTGCTTCAGCAAACATCTCTTTTATATCTTTACTCATATAATAATTAAATCTCTGTTAAATTAATCTTGTATTTCTTACCTGATACATTATTCAAAAGATACATATCTTCTGAACCCTCTTGAAATGTCCAAGAACCATTTGTACCATCAACACTATTTCCTTCACGCTGGGTATTATCCAAATGCAAATCACCAGTTTTCAAATCTTGTACAACGATTGCAGCACCTTCAGCTTTAATGGTTGCGTCATCACCCATGTGAATTGTAGAATCTGAAATATATATATCCCTAATCTTAAATGAAGCAGAACCTATATCATAAGTATTATTTGCTGATGGTAAAATATGATTAGTGAATTTCTGGTTATTCCAATCTAAAGTGCCACCAAGTTGTGGGCTGGTATCTTCTACCAAATTACTGATTCCACCACCGCCACCACCTGTTACATCAACTCCGCCAGGTGTAGAACCATCAGAAACTTTCAATATTGGAGTAGCCTGATCGGGGTCAAAAAACAAATCACCTTTTCGTCCAACAAATTGTGCTGCTGTGGAATTACCTAATTTCTCTAAGAATGTTCTAAAAACTGATGCCATGACATTATCCTCTCTCTTATATAGTTACATTCTATATTTATAATACTTTTTATATAATTTATCAATTATAATTCTGTTTTACCAGAAATTCTGGTAATTTCCACTCAACTAGGTCTTTATCTACACTATAATGTCCCAAAGCACCACAAAAATTACAATATTCAATGCCTACATCATAATCTAGGGTAGTTGTATTTGCTCTATGTTCGCATAACTTTTTCATTACAGGTTGTTCTGCCTTCTCACTGTTAAACCAGCCTTCTGAAATAGTTAGGTCTTGCATATATGCTCCTTGTTAGGTTATATACCTATTTATAATATCTTAAATCTTCCAATCTTCGTACTGTTTACCAGTGGTATGTAAATTGGGTCTTTTTTCTGGTTTGGTAGCAAAGGTGACAGGATTTGCTGAGGTATTAGCTTCTGACTTTTTCTCATGGAATCTGTTACTACCATCATTTGCTAATACTGGTTGAGCATCTTCGTCAATATCATACAGCTTCATTTTCTTCTTAACTACATTCACCAGAAACTTAGAATTGATAGAAATATCACTGTATCTATTTTTCAGTTGTTTAAAAAGTATCTGATTATTAGTTCCAGTATCGTCATCCTTTGCAATGATTGCCATCATCAAATCTGCTGTTGCAGGTAAACCAAAACTCTCAGACGTATTAGACAAATCAGGATCAGAACTTGAGTACCCTTCCCGATTCAATTGAGAACTGGTGATAACTGGAACATTACACTCTACTGCCAAACCCCTGACTTCCTCAGCAATGGATTTGATATAGATATAAGTATTCATATTTGCTGCCCACTTGACTCTACTGGAAGAACAAATATTCAGATAGTCAAGAATGATAACTTGTGGTGTAAAGTTTTTCTTAATTTTCAGTTCCCTAAGCAATGCACGAAAGTTTCCAACGTGTGCTCCGGCTGTTGGATACTCTTTGACAACCAACTCCCCAATTTTCAACTTATCAAGTCGTTTCTTGAAATCATCTTTCGACAACATATGTAAATCACCAATATCCATGTCAAGTAGATTTGCATCAACTCTCTCAGCTATTCTCTCCTCTGACATTTCCATAGTAATATATAAAACATTCATTCCCTGTTTTATGTACTGACTAGCCAAATGAGTTTTCACCAATGTCTTACCGACACCAGTACCACCTAGTAATACTGTAAGAGTTTTTGGTGCTATTCCACCGTTTGTAATCTTGTCAAGCATCACCATGTCAAAAGGAATTTTGGATTCTTTCTTGTGATAGAATTCCCAACGGTCTTCACCATTCTCTAAATAGTTATGACCAATACTTTTGTCTAATGAAATTGCTAATGCTTCTGTAAGGATTTCTGGTATAGCATCCTTGGACAGAACTTTGTCCTTACCCTCTAGGATAGATATACTCTGGACAATACCATTGTATACAGCTTGGTTCTTTGCCCACCTCTCGGTTTCCTCAGTCAACCATTGCTCGTCATCAGTTTTTGCTTTTAGAGTTTTAAGAAGCACTTCACAATTTTTAAATGCAGTTTCATTTAAATCTTCTCTGTTATTCAACTTAACAGATAGAACCTCTATAGACGGAGGCGAGTTATACTCGGTTATGTGATTTTGTATTTCAATGAAAACTTGTTTATCTGCGTTCTCTTTAAAATACTCTGGCTTCAGGAATGTTCCAACTATGCTAGAATAATTATCATTATATATTAGATTTTCTAAAATCAAAGTTTCAGTTCTCATACTACCCTTTCACCAATACATCCATTATTATTTTCTTTTGTTTTGATACATCAATTGATAAAAAAGGTTTGTAATTTTTTACCAACATACTCTGGTCACTCCATAGTGGATCATCCAGAATTTTATCAATATCATTTACAAAGCCTAGAATAATATCCAGTACAGTAAATGTTTCCATTGAAATAGTTTTAGATAAAACCATCTTTAAAATTACTGGATGATTGATTCCGACAATTTTGAAGATGTCATCAAAGTCAGCTTCAAACTTATCCAAGTATTTTTTTATTTGTTGTATATCTTCTTTAAAATAAAAATCAAAATTATTCATCCTGTCTTTGTATGCATCGTATATATCACTGTCAAATACCGATGGATACCTAAAACCATTAGTGAATTGTGAAAGATAAAAAAATGTCAAATCTTCTTTATCATCAAATTGCTCACCGAGTTTTTGGAACACCATTCTCTGACTTGAAAAATTACCATGAGCTTCATACTTTGCAAGATGTTTTTCCATTGCTGGAACACTTATCAGTTTAGCAGACTTACCACCATAAGTATGATAATCATACGAACCAGTAAAATGTAAATACAATGCTCTATAAACAGACCATGCCCTATATGTTTCATTGTTACTTGCTACCATCATTTTAATACCGTCCTCACAAATTCAAAAAAAGTTTTAGATTCACTTACCACTGCTTCATCAACACCGTGGTATGATAACAAGTAAGTACCGCCAATGACGATAGCACCTATTAACAACCACAAGACATTCAAACAATTACTCTTCATTAACTTCATTCTTTTCTTCCTTCCTGCTCCCATAATTAAATTCCTCGAAAACTGCTTTTTCAAGCTGTTTCATTATATCTTCAGTAAAGTATTTTTCTGGATTATTCACTATTGTTTTCTCAAAGGCTTTTGATCCATCCGGCATTTCAAATCTTGTAGATACCTTTTTGAAAATATTATATTTCTCAGCAATAGCAACCAAACCAAAATATTTATCCAAACCAGTTTGATAATCAAGCATCGTTTCAATGACTGACTCTTCCTTAGTGAAACGTCCTTTAACCAGTTTGCACTTGATAATATTTCCCATAACCTCAGTACCATCTTTAACTTTACGTTTACCCAACGTAACAATAACTGAAGCTGCATACTTGATTCCACCACCACCAGAAATCTCCTTTGACGGGAACATACTCCCGACTTTATCATAGGTATGATTGGTAATGATAAGTGGAATATTTTTTACAGATAGTTTCAGTGCAAGTGTTCTAAAAGTTCCCCTGATAACAGGAGCTCTTGTCATGTCTCTTTTATCAGAACCACTAGCAACATCACCCATCTCTTTTAATGTAGAAAGATTTCCAAGTGAATCTAAGAAAATCATAACCTTAGTTTCTTTAGGAATTCCTTCAATTACTTTTACACATTGAGTTCTAAACTCTTCAACTGTAGCTACTGGAAAAATAGCAAACCTATCAGTATCTATATCTCTATCAGTAATCATATCAGTAGTCAATGCACCTTCACTTTCAAAATACAAAATAATACTATCTTTATTAGTATCCAAGAAATTCTTGGCAATACTTAATGCAAAAAATGTTTTACCTACGGACTCCGAACCTGCTAGACAGGTAATCTTGTTTGATGGAACACCACCATACATAGAACCCGACAACAGAGCATTTAAAGAAAAAGACCCCGTATCCAAAAAAGTATTGCAATCACCAAGAATCCCAGAGGATACAGCCGACGCCATATCATTGTTACTCTCCTTTATTAACTGTTTAACTAAACTATTTACTGCCATTATTTATCTCCTTTCACTTAATAATCAAATACTATTGTAGTTGGACAACACTTCTTTAACTCTGGTATTGTAATAACTACATTATGAGTCTTATAACCTTCATTCTGAGCATATTTTACTGGTGCATTAAAAAACAAGTTATTTTCAAATGCTAGATTTAAGTCTTCTCTATGAACAAGAATACCTTTTCTTTTTCCTGTAATCCCATAAAGAATCAAATCATTTGTTTTACTTTTATCTACTGCCCATCCTGGCTTATTACTTATATCAACACTTATAATTTCCGCAAGAAAATCATTATAACTCCGTCCTTCCCAATTAGGAAAACGATATTTAAAATCTGCTGTAATATCTTTCTCATCACCAGTTTCATTGTTAGTCATAACAATAGACACATCCTGTCCTTCTAGCTGTTGTTTCTTGTATTTTTCAAAATTATCGTATCGTTCTTTAATTGAAAATCGTACATTCTTTCCTTTCTTTTCCATGTGTTCGTTAAGACCATTTATCATCTCTTCACCAGTTTTTTGGTGTCCCTTTTCCTTCTTCAAAGACTCTTCAAACCTGTGTATTTTAACTGCCATAATCTATCTCCTTTTTCATAATATAACATATTTCATACTTTTCAATTTTATTGCTATCCCTAGTTGATTCAATAGGGGGCAATATCTTTATTTCCTTCTTCAAGGTAAATTTTTCTTCAGCTATTGTTTTCATATCAAATCCTATCTTGTGTTTTCTACATTCAAGACCCATTACAAAACAAAATAATCCACCTGATTTTAAAACGCTATCACATTCATTGACTGTTTTTCTCCAATATACATTAAGCCAATCCTCATACGTTTGATATAAAGTGGTTGATTGTAACTCACTCCCACCATACAATTCTAAATCATAATACGGAGGACAAAAAAATACTGTATCATAATCCTTGTCGATAACCTCGGTCATTCTTTCAGACGGTACACAAAATGTTTTTAAGTTATATGGTTTTTTAACACCAGCTAAATTACGAAAAGGTGTATATACATAATCATTAAAAATATTTTCACAAACACTTAAAACTTCTTGCTGTACATCAACTATATGAATATCTGAATATTTTTCTTCATTTAAAGTAGCTATAACAGGTGTACCCCACGAAGCAGATGGGATAAGTATTTTACGGTTATCATTGTTTAAATATTCATTTGTCTTATCCAATAACAGTTTATAAATTACTGGACTAAAAATCGACATTTGACCAGCACCAGTTTTCAATGTTACTACAAATGTATTAAAAGAACCATCCTTAGAACTTCCACCAATCGAATCTTTAAAAACAGAAGGCACTGTAAAACACCAATGTATAACACCAGTTTCAATAGAATCTTTATAAATGGTTTTTATACTTTCACCCTTATAGCTTTTACAATCCATAATACTTGGTAAATTTATATTTTTTATATACCTAGAATTATTAGATATATGAACGATAGAATCATCTATATATTTTGGTTCAACTTTTGAAATAACTTTATCATGTTGTGACTGTTTATTATATGCTAACCTCTGTCTAAAATATACTTTCAATGGTTCATCATTATGAATGAAATCATAACACCACTTATAAAAACTTTCTTTATTTTTTAAAGATTTTACTCTAATGTCATCAGAGTCTAATTTATCCCACAAGTTACCTATATGAGTTGTTTTTAAAAAATCAAGCCAAGATAAAGGAGACATATCTTTTCTAATAAGTTTAACAAAATCGTCTTCATTATATATTTTCATATTCTTTACCCAAAAAATGATTCTAATGAACTAATATTCTCAGCCTTCCAACCAATTGCATCTAATATATTCTTAACTGGTTGAAGGAATGATTTATCAAACTGTAAATCGTAATCTATAAATCTCTCTAAGTCAAACTCTTTTGGCAAGACGGTTGCAATTGCAATCACATTCTCACCAAGTATGTTCGGCTCTTTAAGATATGCAAACTTAACTTTTTCACCATCTTTAATCAACTCATACTTTTTTGTAAGACCTCTTGTTCGGAGTTGATGGTTATACAACAACGTACCTCTAACGTGTATTGGTGTTGCCTTAATGTAAATATCTTTTGATGACTTGTATTTACCAAGTCCTTTGACACCTCTAGGAAATGCAATCTCATTAAAAGTCAAAGTTTTAAATATTGTACGATAATCATCAATACACTTTATAACAGTTTGTTCATCTGTAGCAATAATAGTTTTTATGAGTGCTTGAATATTCTCCCGACACCATTGTGGAGTAGAACTTCTTACACTTTCAATACCCATTATTTTTAGTTTTGGTTCTTTGTATCGTACACCCTCTGAATCAAACACATTAAGAATATATCGTTTCTTAGCAGTCCAGATACCTTTGTCAGCAATCGACTCACGTTTCATCACCATCTTCTGCTCATAAGAATTTACATACGAATGAAGGTCTTTATAACACTCATCAATATATGGTTCAATTTTATCTTTACACATTTTGTCCAAGAAGGCAATAATCTTTTCAGTCTCGGCTCCCTCTCCCCACACTTCATTAACGAGCTTATCAAAAGTGATGTATATACTATCCGTATCCGATGCGATAACATAATCCTTATCCCCTGTTTTAAGTAGATCGTTGATGAATCTATTTATATGTTTCTCAATCCATCGTATCGACAACTGGCCCGACAT